ACCGACCGCCTCATGCCGTTCTCCGGCCGACACACCGACCCGAACCCTGCTCGCGACGTCGCCGCCTGCCCGTGGTGCGGCTGCGTCGACCTACACCGCGACCTCTACGGCGTGCGCTGCCGCCAGGAGGAAGATGCCTAGACTCCGTCCTGACAGCTACCACTGCCTCAATGGGCACGACCTGCGTATCTGCGGCGTCAACAGCCGCGGGGAATGCCGGAAATGCCGGAACCTGCGATCCGTCAGGGCTGTCCGCGCAAGGCGCCGAAGGCTCGTTCGCAGCGTCTTGCGACAGAAGACCATCAGCGTGGGGGACCAGTAGAGTTGGGAGCCCCTGCCGCATCGCCTGAGAAGGTCGAGAAGGCGCTCGACCTCCTTCGCCGCGGATACCGTCGGGCCACGGCATCAAAGGGTGCCGGGTGCAGCCGAGCGTGGATCAACGAGCGGATGCGCGAGGACGAGGAGTTCCGCGAGAAGGTGTGGGAGGCAGAGGCGCACCACGAGGCAGAGATCGTCGAGTGCCTACGGGAGGCCGCAGAGAACAAGCGCAATGCGGATTGGAAGGCATACGCCTACCTGCTCGAGAAGCGGCACGGGTGGGACCGCGATGGAGGCGGCGAGGCTGAGGAGGGCGCACGCTACCAAGACATGCGTGCCATGGTCGAGTCGATGCTCGCGCTCCGGCCGAAGCAACATGTCGTCACGGTGGGGGTAGGCGATGCCGTTGCGGGCTGAACGCTGGTTCCCGATGCTCGACCACGCCGAGCAGTCACGGCTATGGTGGTCGGAGGCACGCCACCGCGTGCTGGCGGCCGGGCGCGGCAGCGGCAAGACCGAGAACGCGGCGCGCATCCTGATCATGGGAGACGAGAACCACCGCGGAGCGATCTGCCCCCCGGCGGTTCCAGACCCGCTCTACGTAATCGCGGCGCCGACGCGCGAGCAGGTCAAGTCGATCTGGTGGAAGAAGATCAAGGCGATGGTGCCGTCGGAATTCATGGCATCGCCCCCACGAGAGACCGAACTGTCCATCCTCCTCAAGAGCACCGCCACCATCAGGCTGGTCGGCCTCGACAAGCCGGAGCGCGTCGAAGGCGTGGCGGTCGACGGTCTAGTCGTCGACGAGTTCGCCGAGGTCAAGGCCGACGCGTGGGAGTCGTCGCTAGAGCCTGCGTGCAATCGCCTCGGCCGTCCTGGATGGGCGTTGTTCATCGGACGTCCAAAGGGCCGCGGGCACTTTCACAAGCTGTGGGCCGACGCCAAGGTTGCGAAGCGATGGGACTCGTTCCACTGGACCAGCGAGCCGGTGCTCGGCAGAGAGGCGCTCGCCGAGATCGAGCAGACCTGCGACCCATTGACGTTCCGGCAGGAGTATCTCGCGGACTGGGTCACGTTCGACGGTCTTGCCTACTACCAATGGGATCCGAACCTGCACTACCGCTCACTGCAGTACGACCCGAGTCGGCCGCTCGTATTCTGCTTCGACTTCAACGTCGATCCGGGCGTCGCGGCCGTGCTGCAGGAGCAACCGCAGAAGCACGCGGCGACAGGCGACACGCCGCACGCGACAACCTGCGTGATCGGCGAGGTGCACATCCCAAGGAGCAGCACAACGCATCGTGTGCTCAACAAGCTCTGCGCTGACTGGGGCGGGCACAAGGGGGACGTGCTGCTGTATGGAGATCCGAGCGGCGGTGCGCGACACACTAGCCAGAACGAAGGAACCGACTGGGAGATCATCCAGCAGGTGCTTCGAAAGCAGTTCGGGAGCGACCGAGTGCGCATGCGCGTCGCCAGAAGGACTCCTAACATTCGCGACCGTGTCAACGCGGTCAACACGAGGTTGAAGGCGACGTCGGGAGCCGTAAGCATGCTGGTCGATCCGCAGAAAGCGAAGAACGTCGTCCGCGACTTCGAGGGCGTCACCGTCCTTGCCGGTGGAAGCGGAGAGATCGACAAGAGCGGGGCAGAGGATCAGGGCCTGTCGCACCTCAGCGAGGCCATCGGCTACTACATCCATGAAGTCCACCCGATCGGTGGGCGCATTGCGGGGGTCTACTGATGCAGTTCACTGGCGAGACGGTTGGCGTGTTCAGCGGTGCAAGGCGAGCGATGGAGGAGTGGTGGCTCCTGCCGCGCAACCTCCGTGGCGGGACGCAGGCGATGCGAGCGATGCGCGAGGACTACCTCCCGCGCTACAACATCGAGACGAAGGACCAGTCGCTATACGAGAAGCGGTTGAAGCGGGCTCGGCTGTTCCCGGCGTACGACCGAGCCGTCTGCGACCTCGGATCGATGCCGTTCCAGAAGGCGCCGAAGCTCACAGACCGAAACCTCCTCGACCCGCGCTTGCAGGTCATCGAAGAGAACGCGGATCGGTCTGGCACCTCGTTGTGGTCGTTCATGCTGCAGACGCACTGCGACGCCATCGACCGCGGCATGGCGCTGTTCATGGTCGACAACGTGCCGACGAACGGCGTGTCGATGCTGGAGGCCGAGCAGCAGGACATCAGGCCCTACTTCGCCCGCATCCACCCCGACAACTTCGTCGGCGCCGTCGTCGAGACGCGTAGCGGTGTTGAGCGCATCGTCGACCTTCGCGTGCGGGAGTGGGCCACCGTGACGACGGCCGAGGGCATCGAGAGGTCAGTGCAGCGGATCCGGCACTGGGACGAGACGATGGTCGAGCTGTGGGAACAGGACTACGGAAACACGACCCCGACCGCTTCCGGCCTGGTGCAGCGCGATGGCTACCTGCCGTCTGAGGGGTTCCGCCTCATCGAGGCCCCTCGCCCGCACGGGTTCGTCGGAGGCATCCCGCTCGTCGTGCACTACACGAACCGTCTTGACCCGCTTCTCGCCAGGCCGCCGCTTGAGGAGCTGGCGTGGGAGAACGTCGCGCACTGGCAATGCCGGAGCGAGCAGGACGCAGCCCTTACGTCGGGCCGCTTCCCCATTCTGCGCGGCAAGGGGCTGTCCCGCGAGGTGGCCGAGGCGAAGCCGCTGGTGGGTCCGGGAACGACGGTTACGGACACGTCGGCTGACGCGGACTGGGCTTTCGTCGAGATCAGCGGCGCCAGCATCGCCGCCGGCGAGAAGCAGCTCGACCGCATCGAGGCCAACATGGCATGGATGGCGATGCAGCCGCTCGTGCAGGCGAACGGCCCGGCAGGACCGAGCACCGCGACCGGAGAGGTGCGCGCCGACGTGCGCGAGAAGGCCACGGCGCAGAAGTGGGCCGAGGGTCTGGAGTGGTCCTTCTACCGGGCGTTCCAGCACGCCGCGCGCTGGATCGGCACCGTCCTTCCCGACACGTTCGACATCGAGCTCTGGCGAGACTTCGCCATCCTGGGGCCGTCCGCGCAGCAGGACGTAGTCAATATGCAGGCCGACGTGCAGAACGGTCGCCTGACCCTGGAGACCTACCTGCAGGAGTTGAAGCGCCGCGGCAAACTGGCCGAGACGTGGGATCCTGTCGAGGAGGCATCACTGCTTGAGCAGGATGCCGCGAAGAGGCAGGAGGCGCAGATGCAGCAGGTCATCGCGCAGATCCAGCAGGAGCGTCAGCATGGGAATGGCCAGCAGCAGCAGTCGCAAGCCGACCAGGACACGCCGGCGGCTGCGCCATGACCGGTCTCCCTGGCCCGACCATATCGCCGTCTGAAGTCCGGTCCGCACTTCGACGCGGCGCTGGCGAGTGGATCCGTCGCTTCTACCGGCACCAGCTCGACGTGGCGCGGGCGGTGCGCGGGATGGAACTGACCGCGGCCGACGAGTTCGACCGGCTCGTGGTGCAGCCGGTCATCCGCGAGGTAGCTGGCCGGCTGTCGACGTTCGATCTGCGCGGCCAGGCCATCGTCCTGGACGCCTACCCGCAGCTGCGTGCGATGATGGCCGAAGTGCGTGCGATCGTGCAGCGCGGCACCGATTCGCTGCGCCAGACGGTAACGGACGACATGCACCGGATTGCCAATGTCGAACTGCGGTTCGCCGCGTCGTCGGCCGAGAAGGCGCTCGACATCAAGCCGCAGTCTCCCGTCGAGTCGATGGTCCTGCGAGCCGTCGACGAGCGGCCGTTCCTGGGGCTGCGCACCGAGGAGTGGTTCGGTAAGATGCTGGCCGGACCCACTGGCGACAGGGCGCGCCAGTTCATCCAGCTCGGCCTGCAGCGCGGACTGACCGAAGCCGAGATCGTGCGCGGCCTGCGCGGCACGCAGCAGAGCGACTACCAGGACGGCATCCTGACTGGCCAGTCGCGGAGGGCGGTGGAGACCCTTGTGCGGACCGCGTCGACGCACGCCAGCAACGTCGCGCGCATGGAGTCCTTCCATGCCATCGGGGTCACGAAGTGGCGGTTCCTCGCCACCCTGGACCTCAAGACCTGCCCGCGGTGCCGAGCAGCCGACGGCAAGGCATTCCCGCTCAACCAGGGGCCCATCCCGCCGCTGCACCCGAACACGCGCTCGACGGCGGTGCCATACTTCGGCGACCCCATCGGGACCAGGGCGAGCGTGGACGGCCAGGTGCCGGCCGAAGTTGACCACGAGGAGTGGCTGCGCGGCCTGTCCATCGAGGAGCAGGACCAGGCCCTCGGCCGGCGCATCGCGGTGGCGTGGCGGGCCGGCAGGCTCGACTACCAGGACCTGATCGGGCCGGACATGGAGCCTCTGACCATGCGAGAGCTCGAGCAGCGGAACCTCATCGCGGCGCGGTAGGATGCCGGGCATGGCGGTGGACGATCCGCAACCGAACCTGACCGCCGCCTCCATATCCAGGGTCAGCGACCTCGCGCACTACATGCACGAGCGCGGAATCCAGGTGCACGTATCGAGCGGCGAGACGAAGAGCGGAGTCCCGGTGGTCAGCATCCTGGCGGTAGGCCCGTGGACAGGACTGGCTGAGTCGGCTGGGGAAGCGCTGATCGAGATCGTCGCGAAGAAGGTGGCGGAGGCGCGCAGAAACTGAGCGTTGGACGCTGACCAACGCATTCCGTGACAGCCAGACGGCGCGCATGGTGTCATCACCATGCCGATCAGCATCACCGCGGACGCGCTCGACGAACTGCCCGAGGCCCTTCGTGCATCTGCGAAGGAGGCTGGCGGCAAGTTCGTCGTCGGCAGCCTTCCGACCGGTTTCGCGGTCGAGAACGTGCATGGTCTCAAGTCGGCGCTCTCCGAGGAGAAGGCCGCGCGCAAGGCAGCCGAACAGCGCGCCAAGCTCCTCGGTGACGACACCGAGGACGACATCGCCGAGGCCCGCCGGGCCCGTGATGCGATGCGCGCCGGGCAGCTCAAGTCGTCGACCGACATCGACGCCTTCAAGAAGGCGCTCGAGGAGAAGTCGGCTGGCGAGCTGAAGAGGCGCGACGAGAAGCTGTCCAAGCGCGAAGTGCAGCTGCGCAAGGTGCTGATCGACAACGCCGCAACCACGCACCTGATCAAGGCCGGCGGCGGCGATGCGCTGCGTCTGCTGCTGCCGATCGTGCGCGACGCTGCGCACGTCGAGGAAGACGAGAAGTCAGGTGAGCTTCGGATCGTGCTCCGGGATGGAGAGGGCCGACCGCTCATCAGCAAGAAGCCGGGCAACAATGACCCGATGGAGTGGGACGAGTTCGTCACGTCGCTGCGGGAGCAGCCTGACCTCAAGTCCTGCTTCAAGATCCAGGCGACCGGGGGATCCGGCGCCGCCAGTCAGAGCGGGGGATCCGCGCGGACTGCCACCCAGGAAGGACAGAACCTGTCCGCCATGGAGAGGCTCGCGCGTGCGAACGAAAAGGCGATGGCTAAGTAGCCAGAGCGCCACTCCTGGCCGGGAACGGTTCAGGAGTGATGCAACTTGGCTCTGACGATCGTGGAAGTTGCGAAGCTCGCGGCGAACAACGGCGAGGACAAGAAGGCAGTGCTGTTGGAGATCTTCGCGGCTCAGTCGCCGCTTCTCCGGGCGATGCCCATGGTCCCGATCACCGGCAACAGCTACGCGTGGGACGCGGAAGCTGTGCTCCCGTCGGCTGCGTTCCGCGCGGTCAACGGCACCTACACCGCCAGCGAGGGCAAGATCGAGAAGCGCACCGAGGCGCTCAAGATCGTCGGCGGCGAACTCGACGTGGACGTCGCGCTCGTCAAGACCAACGGTCCGCGCGTGCGCAGCGTGCACGAGGCCATGAAGGCCAAGGCGCTGGCCGACCAGATCGGCTACTCGTTCGTGCAGGGCTCCGCCGCGAGCGACCCGACCTCACTGGACGGTCTGGCCTACCGCTTCCCGCTCGGCGGGTCGCGTGACGTGCCGAACGTCGGCGCCTCGAACGCCATGTCGTTCAAGTACCTCGACACGGCGATCCAGACTGTCGACAACCCGACGCACCTGCTGATGCCCAAGAAGCAGCGGGTCAACATGTCGGCCTACCTGCGATCGGGCGGCACCTCGATCCTCGAGTCGCGGCGCGAGTTCGGCCAGCTGATCTTCAGCTACGGAGGCCTCGACATCCTCGACGCCGACATGCTCGGCACCACGGCGGCACTCTCCTACGGCGAGGCGAGTTCGACCTGCTCGATCTTCGTCCTCGACCTCTCGGAGAGCGGTCTGCACGCCATCACCAACGGCGGCTTCGACGTCCGCGACCTGGGCGAGATCAGCTCGGCGCCTGTCTACCGCACTCGCGTCGAGGCCCTGATCGGCCTGGTCGACGAGCACCCGCGCTGCGTGGCGCGCCTCTCCAACGTCGCCGACCTCACCGCGGTCGCCTGATCCACAAGGAGCAACCAACATGGTCTACAAGAACCAGGACTTCCTGCAGGACAAGAACCTGCGACTCAAGGACAGCGGCTCGGCCGTCACGTCCGACGCTGCCGCGACGGTCGACGGCTCGACGGCGACGCTCGATCTCGGCGCGGCCTACTTCGAGGGCAACCTCGTGGTCGACGTGTCGGCGATCGACGTGGCCAGCAACGACGAGATCTACCTGCTCAAGCTGATTGGCTCGAACAGCTCGTCGTTCGCGAGCGGGATCGCCGTCCTCGGATGCCTCGCGCTCGGCGACACGGTCGGCCTGGGCGCCGGCGCGGACGTCGACAACGGCACGGGCCGCTACGTCATGCCCTTCCACAACGAGAAGGGCGGCACCGGCACGATCTATCGCTACCTGCGCCTGTACGCGGATGTCGGCGGCAACTCGCCGAGCATCACGTACACGGCCTTCGTGGCGAAGAGCTGACGACACCTTCGCCGGCCCGCGTGGGCTGGTCGCTCGGCGGCGTGCTTTGAGCATGGGGGCGCCGCCGAGCCTTTCCGAGGCAGTCTGAGACGACGACGCAATGGCTGCGATCCCGACCTACCTATACCTCGGCGACGAGCACATCAACGGCGGCGAGGGCGCGCGACCGAGCACGGCAACGCCGGTGTTTTGGGGCG